AGATATCTTACTGCAAGGCAAAAGCGAAAAGCAAAAGACCGCCTACAGGCTGGCTGTAAACCTTGCTAGTGCTGAGAAACGACAGAACGCGGCTAAGATTATCTCCGACAGCTATGCGGCTGCTATGGGTGCTTACAAGGCCTTAGCGGGTATTCCTATTATCGGCCCTGCGTTGGGCGCTGGTGCTGCTGCGCTTATTCTGGGTGCTGGTGTTAGCTACGCTGCCAAATCGCTCACAGGACGCGCTCTTGGCGGTCAGGTGCGTGGTGGCGAGTCTTACGTGGTTGGCGAGCGTGGCCCAGAGGTATTAACAATGGGTGGCAGTGGCCGGATTACGACAAATGAAAAGATACGCAATAGCAGCAGTGGTGATTCTGGCGGCGTAAAGCAGGCTAATATCACATTTCAAATTAGCACTGTAGACGCGCAAGGGTTTGACGACTTGCTGGATTCAAGGCGCGGTCAAATCATCAACATGATAAACACGGCCTTATTCGACCAAGGCCGGAGGGCAATTGCATAATGGCTGGCACATACCCAACAACACCTGAATTCCAGGCCATCAACTTAAAAAGCACGCACAACAACGTAAAAAGCACAACTGTTAGCGGGCGCGTGCAGGTTCGCACTATTGGCGGGCAAAAGTGGGCTTTTAGCGCCAAGTACAACCCAATGACCCGTGCTGAATTCCAGCCGGTGTTTGCGTTTGTTACTTCTCAGCAAGGTATGCTAGGAACGTTTGGCATTGTGCCGCCTGTAATAGGCTCTACAAGCGGCTCTGCAAGCGGTACGTCATTAGTTAATGGGGCAACCAGTGCAGGCGCTACTAGCGTGCCTGTAGACGGTTTTACGGGTGACATAAAGGCTGGCGACTTTGTTAAATTTGGGCATGGCAAGGTTTACATGGTTACGGCTGACCGCGACGGGGCTGGCGATATTAGTATTGAGCCAGCCCTTATAAGTGCCGTTTCTGATAATGAGACCATGACCTATAACAGCGTATTGTTTACCATGCGGATGAACAACGATGTACAGTCTTACTCTTTGAGCCAGTTTGAGTATTACACCTACGAGGTGAATATGGAAGAAGTGCTGTGACTCGTTCAATAAATGCTTCAACCATCACTGCGCTACAGTCTGACGCAATACGGCTGTGCCACCTGGTGCAAATTGATTTTGCAACAACACAGCGCATAACTGATAATTTCCATGCGGTAGTTAGCGGCGGCAATACATTTTTGCCGGTCGGCCATTTGTTAAGCATTGGCCAACCACAAGAGACGCAAGACCTGCGGGTGGGCAGTGTGCAAATCAGGCTCTCAGGCGTAGAGCAAAGCTATGTATCCATATTCTTAAACCAAGAGTACATTAACCGGCGGGTTAGGCTTTGGAAGGCTGTATTAGACACGGCTGGCGAGGTTATTGGCGATGCTATTATTACCTTTGACGGGCAAATAACAGGCTATTCAATCCAAGACTCTGAAGATTCATCCGTGATTACGCTTAACTGCGCCTCGCATTGGGCAGACTTTGAGCGTAAAGCTGGAAGGTTGACCAACACAAACTCGCAGCAATACTTTTTCCCAGCCGATACGGGGTTTAGGTACGCTGCCAACAGCATCAAAGATATAAAATGGGGCAAAGCGTAAACTCCAGCCACGTTGATTATTTGCTGCGCTCTGGCGACGACACTATAGAGCCTGACAACTACATTGAAAACGAGCACGGCTTTGCAAGCTACCAAATAGAAGGCCAGCAGTTTACAATCATTCAGTGCTACGGTGATGGGCTATGGTGGGACGCTGAATTTAATAGGCTTGCCAAGGCTAACAATTGCACTCATATTGTGTTTGCCACACAACGAAACCCTAAAACCTTTGCACGCAAGTTTGGATACAAGACTATGGCTACTGTTATGACTAAAGAGGTGACCTAATGAGCCGTGTCGTTAGGTCAATCGGAAGACTTGTTAAGAAAGCGATTAACATTGTATCTAACGTCATTGGCGACGTTATTTCTTGGCTTATACCGCAACTAGAACAGCCAAACTTAGAGCAAGAGGCCCGAGGTGCACTGGTAAATAAACAGTCAAACATTGAACAAATACCGGTTATTTACGGTGAGCGCAGGGTAGGCGGTACTATCGTATTTGTTGAAACAAGCGGCCCTAGCAACTACTCTTTGTACATCTGTTTAGTTTTAGCAGAAGGCGAAGTGCAGGCGATTGGCGACGTCTACATAAATGACGAGCTGTTAACAAGTGGGAGCAAACACTTTGGACACGTCTTAATTGACAAAAAAACAGGTGCAGATTCACAAACAGCCAGCAGCGTTTTACTTGCCGCGCCAAGTTGGGAAAGCACTGACAAGCTAAGTGGCATAGCATACCTTGGCATACGCCTAACTTACAACGCAGACGTGTTTAGTGGCATCCCAACAATCACGGCTGACGTGCAAGGCCGTAAGGTTTATGACCCGCGCACAACGTCTACTAGCTATTCAAGCAACCCTGCTTTGTGCCTGCGAGATTACCTTACGAACACGAGGTACGGGAAAGGTTTGCTAGAAACCGTTATTGATGATGTATCTTTTGGTGCTGCTGCAACTGATTGCGACGTTAACGTTGAATCATACGATGGTGGTGACGATGTAAAGGCGTTTTCTTGCAATGCGGTAATACTTACAAACAAAAACATATTCGATAACGTAAAGGTTTTACTGTCTGGCATGCAAGGCATCATGCCTTACCAAAACGGCCAGTATCGCTTGTTTATTGAAAAAGACAAGGCAAGTACTTTTGACTTTACGATAGACAACATAATCGGCGGAATTGCCTTGAGTGGCTCTAGCAAGTCATCAAAATACAATCGAGTAACTGCAAAGTTTGTTAACCCTGAAGCGAATTGGCAATCTGACGCTGTAATTTGGCCGGAAGTTGACTCAACAGAATACACGGCTTACCTATCCGCTGACAACAACATAGAGTTGTCTACAGAGCTAAACCTTACAACAGTTACAAACTACTACCAAGCGCGCAACATTGCAAAAACCGCGTGTCTAGCATCAAGGCTTGCAGGCATGACTGTAGAGCTTGAATCAACATCTGAAGCGCTTGTTTGCGTTGTTGGTGATATTGTTACGGTTACGCATCCAACCCCAGGGTGGGATGAAAAAGAGTTTCGTGTAACTCGTTTATCACTAAATTACAACGGGACAGTTACCGCTTCTTTGAGTGAGCATATCGCAGCAGTTTACCCCTGGGTAAACGACAAACAGCAGCCGGTAAGCGCTCAATCTACCCTGCCAGATGCGTTTGCGGTATCGCCACCAGAAAGTTTAACCCTTGGGCCAACAAGCGTTGTTGCCGCTGACGGAACAATACAGGCGGGCGTTTTAGTGACTTGGGGGGCTTCAACCAACGTTTTTGTCAGTCAATATGAAGTTCAATACATCCGTGGGGCATCTAACTTTGATTGGGGTTTAATTGATGATGCAAGCACAGCATCTGCTGATTACGGCCTAATTACTGGCACGCCAGATAGCAGTGCTAATTATGGTTCTATTGCAGACGCAACAGCGGCGTCGGAAACAAACTATAATTCTGTTTTTGTGTCTGAGCCGTACTATGTTATCAACAGCGCTGTTGCTGGGGCTACATATTCAGTTCGAGTAAGGGCGGTAACTGCCATTGGTTCAAAAAGTGGGTTTGTATCTGCTAGCGCGATTACATACGGCGACCAAACAGCGCCAAACCCACCAGGCGTTGTTAATGCATCTGGTGATTACAAGCAAATCGCATTAACTTGGATAAACCCAACGGTTGCAGATTTTGATTATGTTGAGGTTTATCGCAATACAGTAAATAGTAGCGCAACTGCTTCGCGTGTTGCAGTTATTCGCGGCTCAACTTACATTGACTCGCCACTGGGTATAAATGTCACTCGTTACTACTGGGTAAAAGCGGTTGATAGAACTGGCAACACTAGCGGGTTCAGCGCAGGCGTCTCAGCAACTACCGAGTTTATAGACTCCGATTCATTTAGCGCAGAGGTTCTTAACCTATTTGCAGAGGCTGGCGCATACGGTATTGAGCCTGTTGCCACTTTGCCAGCATCGGGTGATTTTGATGGCCAGATTAAATACCAAACGACACTTAACAAGCTATACAGATGGGATGCTACTGTTGGAGAGTGGACTGATGACATTTTCAGCATAACATCTGGCTCTGTTGATGCAGCATCATTTGCTGCTGGCATTGAGCCTGTTAAGGTTGTTTCTGAGTTGCCTAACCCAAGTGGCTACACCGGCCCAAGAATAGTATTCTTGACGACCGACGACAAGCTGTATCGCTATGATGGCGCGGCTTGGGTCACCGGCACTTTAGCTGCTGACATTGACGGAACATTAGCAGCCAGCAACTTTTCACAAGACTTGCGCCCTGTCGAGGTTGTATCAGCTTTGCCATCTAGTGATAACTTTGCTGGACGCACTTCTGTTTTAACAACTGACAATAAGCTGTATAGATACACGGGAACGGCTTGGACTGCTACTGTTAACTCTACAGATATAAGCGGCACACTAAGCGCGGCGCAAATTGCATCGCTGACTGCTTCTCAAATAACTGGCACGCTAACAAACTCGCAAATCGCAGATTTAAGTGCGGCAAAGATTACCGGCTCAATTGTTGGGACTCAAATATTAGACGGCGCAATATCAACCGCTAAGTTAGCGGCTGGCAGCGTATCAACCGCCAAACTGTCTGCTGGTGCCGTGACCTCCGACACAATAGCAGCTAACGCGATTACAAGCGCCAAGATTGAGTCTGGTGCAATTACTACGGCCAAACTTGCGGCAGGTAGCGTAACTGCTTCACAGCTTGCGGCTGATTCAGTCAGCGCAGACAAGATACAAGCTAACGCCATTGGAACGGATGAGCTGGCGGCTAACGCAATCACGGCAGGCAAGATAGCAGCCGGTGCTATTGTGAGTGACAAGCTAGAGGCAAATGCGGTAACTGCTGGAAAAATAGCGGCTGGCGCTGTAAGTGCTGACCAAATAGCGGCCAATGCAATTACGTCTGAAAAGATAAACGCGCAGGCTATTACAAGCGCAAAAATAAAAGCTGGCGACATACAGGGTGACCGAATAGCGGCCAATACGATTACTGGTGGTTTAATAGCTGCTTCTGGAATTATTACTGATACAGCTCAAATTAATGATTCCGTAATAACAAATGCAAAAATTGCAAACGCAGCAATTACCACTGCAAAAATTGGCGACCTGCAAGTAACAGGTTTAAAAATTGCAAATGGTGCAATTACGCTTTCCGCTTTTGCTTCTGACAACGGCTTTTATAGATTTTTTACTGCGGGAACATTTCCAGCAGTATCATCTGGTATTGATACTTTTGCATCTTTAACGTTCCCGACAAATGTTGGCGACGATATAACTGTTGAAGTTCATTACGTGTTTAACAGTGAAGATTATCAGTCAAGCGCAGGAACACATATTAAAATTAGGCCAATGATTTCAATTGCAGGCGTTGAAAAATCAGATTATTCGCAGAAATTTTGGTCTGTTTTTGAAACTACTTCACACATTCCAAACAACTTGAAAATTAGGGTTGTTGGCACTGGCTCAAGCATGACGGCAACATTGCGTATGTATTACGAGATTGTTCCTTTTTATAATCCTGCGTACACAGCATACGAGGTTACAAACTGTATTATTTCAGCGTTTGCGAGTAGAAAATGATATTTGCACAAATCAACAAAGAAACCAAAAAAATTGTTATGTTTGTAGGCTTCCAGACGCAAGAAGCTGCCGCTGCACACATAAACGACCACAAAGATTGTTTTTTTATCGAGTCAAACGTTTTTGGTTCGCCAAAAAGATTTGAATACAATCAAGAATCTAACACAATAGAGCCAAAGGGTAACCAATGACAACAGCAGTACAACATCGCCGAGGCACAACGGCCGAACACGCAGTATTTACCGGCCTTGAGGGTGAGGTGACCATTGACACTACAAAAGACACCGCGGTCATCCATGATGGCTCATTAGCTGGCGGCTACCCTTTAGCTAAAGAATCGCTGGCTAACGTCAACCCTGGCGCGCTAAGTGCAATTACAGGCTCCGCAACGGCTGCTGACGACGTTTTCTTGGTGTATGACACCTCTGCCACGTCGATGAAGAAAATCACTCGTGCAGAGCTAAATAACGCAATAGAAGCGGACGCACTGGCAAGCGTCACAATCACAGGCGGCACGATTAACGGCACAAGCGTAGGTGCTTCTACCGCATCATCTGGTGCATTTACCTCGCTGTCGGCATCAGGAACCTCTACGCTGGCTGCTGTGAACTCTGGGGCGTTGGCAGTAACCGGAGCTATCTCCTCCACAACCGATGCAACCCTGTCAGGCTTAACAGTGGGCAAAGGTGCTGGGGCAATAGCGACGAATACCGCAGTGGGTTTGAGTGCTTTAAATGCTAACACCACAGGCAGCTTTAACACAGCCAGCGGTTTGAGCGCACTCCGCAACAACACCACAGGCAGCAGCAACACAGCCAACGGGGCGGGCGCACTCCGCAACAACACCACAGGCGACAGCAACACAGCCAGCGGGCGGGACGCACTCAATGCCAACACCACAGGCATCAACAACACAGCCAGCGGGAAGGACGCACTCCGCGACAACACCACGGGCACCAGCAACACAGCCAGCGGGCAGACGGCACTCCAAAGCAACACCACAGGCTACAGCAACACAGCTACCGGTTTGAGCGCACTCCTGAACAACACCACGGGCTACAGCAACACAGCCACCGGCCGGAGCGCACTCCTCAGCAACACCACAGGCACCGGCAACACAGCCAGCGGCCGTGACGCACTCTACAGCAACACCACTGGCAACAGCAACACAGCCAGTGGGGATAACGCACTCCTCAGCAACACCACAGGTAGCGGAAACACAGCAATCAATCCGCGTAATTCAGCAGGCGCTTACGCCCCAGTCTTTAACCCAACGACCGAAAACAACAGGTTTTGCATGGGTTCGACGGGCGTCACCAATGCCTACATCCAAGTGGCATGGACAGTTGTGTCAGATGCGCGTGACAAGATTAACTTCGCGCCCGTTCCCCACGGCCTTGAGTTTGTCAAAGCGTTGCAGCCCACGGCGTATCAGTTCCGCACTGCACGGGACTCTGAAGAAACCAATGGCGGGGTGCGTTACGGCTTTAAGGCTCAAGACGTGCTGGCGCTTGAAGGTGAAAACCCTGTCATCGTGGATAACGAAGATGCAGACAAACTGCGGATGGTTGATACCGCTTTGATTCCTGTTTTAGTAAAAGCCTTGCAGGAACTGAATGCAAAGTTTGACGCTTATGTTTTAACCCACCCTTAAAAGGAAACTAAAATGAACGACACTATCGAAATCACAGCAGAAGAAATCGCCCGCCACTACTCGGCAGCAATGGACTCCGTAAACCTCATCAACGCTGGTCAACCTGAAGACATGACTGACGAAGACTGGGCTGACACAGTATCACGCAACGTAAAGCATTTGCAGATTATGCTCGCCAAAGACTTCTGGACAACAGAAGATTTAACTCCGATACAAGCCTTGGTCAATTAACATAAAATGAACTAACTAGCACTGGGCCGCAGTGTGGTTTGAACCTTTGTTAGACCCTTACGACCCCAGTGGAGACAATATTTAAATGGAAAACATAGACCCGATTCAATACGGCCGTTTGATTGCTCAAGTTGAGAACTTGACAACTAAAGTCGAGTCTATGGACACGGACATTAAAGAGCTGCTTGCCCTGGCGAACAAAGGGCGTGGTGGGTTTTGGATGGGCATGACAATCGCATCTATGCTGGGCGGTGGCCTTACCTGGGCTTTGGGCCACTTTAGGTAATGCTGCTAGAGCTTGCTGCTGCCAACGCAGCCTTTGCTGTCATAAAAGAAACCATTGCCAACGGTGGCGACATCATGTCGGCAGGTCAGCACATCTTTAAGTTCTTTGATTCCAAATCAGAGATTTCCAAGAAGGCAAGCGGCTCA